AAGGCGCTGGCCGCTGGCGATAAAGCGACCGCCGAGCGGATCCGTGCCAATGAGGCGACGATCCTTGCCGGCATCAACGAGAAGTACCGGGACAAGAAGTCCGACCCGTTCGCCGAATCCATCGGCAACGACCCGCGTGCCGACCTGACGGCCAGCATCCAGAAGGAGATCGACGGGTTCAAGAAGGAGGCCGACCAGTGGGCCCGCAGCACCACAGCGGCCGCGGCCTACAAGCAAACTTTGCAAGACATGCTGGAAACCCGCCAGCGGGCCATCGACCTGCAGGTCGCCTCGATCGGCATGGGCCAGCGCGAGGCACAGCAGCAGTCGGCCCTGATCGCCATCGACGAGGATTACAACCGCAAGAAGGCGGATCTGCAGAAACGCCAGCAGAACGCGACGAGCGAGCTTGATCGTGCAGGCTACCAGCAGCAGCTGGACGACCTGGACAGGTATCACAAAGATCGCATCCGCATGGAGGTGGACGGCTGGCAGCGGTCCGAGGAGGCGCGCAAGAGTGCTGCGCTCGGTGCGCGGGCGGCTACCCGGGACTTCATCGACGACGCCGGCAACGTAGCGGCACAGACGCACGATGTGTTCGTCAACGCGTTCGACGGCATGGCCGAAGCGATGGCCCAGTTCGTCACCACCGGCAAGCTCAACTTCAAGAGCCTGGCGACCTCGATCCTGTCCGACATGGCCAGGATCGAGACGCGCATCCTGGCGTCGAAGATCCTGGAGGCGGTCGTCGGCAGCTTCGGCGGGTACGGTGGCACCAACGGCAACGGCGGCGTCACCTACAACTCGCAGGGCTTCGTCAACCACGTCTATGCCAAGGGCGGCGTGGTCGACGGCAGCGCCAACCTGTCGGAGTTTTCCGGCCAGGTCGTGGAGCGCCCGACGCTGTTCGCTTTTGCCAAAGGCAACGGGCTCATGGGCGAGGCCGGGCCCGAGGCCATTCTGCCGCTGCGGCGCGGGCCGGACGGAAAGCTTGGCGTGGCATCGAGCAGTGGCGGCGGCGACATCAACCTGAGCCAGACATTTGTTCTGGACGGCACCGGCGGTGCAGGCCAGCAGGCTAGCAACAGCGCCAGCGACGATAACCTGCGCAAGTTCGCCCAGAAGATGAAGTCAGTCGCACAGCAGGTCGTCCTTGAGGAGCAACGCCCCGGTGGCTCGTTGTGGGCGATGAGGCAGCCGGCATGACGACGCCCACCTTCACCTGGACGCCGACCGGCCAGCCCTCCGGCGCGGTCAACTTCCGCGTGCGCACCGCGCAGTTTGGCGACGGCTACAGCCAGACGGTCGCCGACGGTATCAACAACAAGGTGGCCTCCTGGCCGCTCACCTTCACTGGCATGAAGTCAGACATGCAAGCGATCACCGACTTCCTGGATGAGCGGGCCGGCTGGCAGGCGTTCTATTGGACGCCACCGGCCGGCGTGCAGGGCCTGTACAAGGCCGCCACCTACAACATCTCCCCGATGGGCGGCCTCGTCTATCAGCTCGCCGTCACGTTCCAGCAGGTTTTCTCGCCATGACCTTGGCGGCAGACGTCCAGACCCTTGAACCGGGCGCAATGGTCGAGCTGTTCGAGGTCGATGCCACCGCGATCAGCGGCGACCTGTTGCGGTTCCATGCCTACGTACAGGTCGGGAGCATCTGGTGGCAGGGGAACGAGTACAAGCCATGGCCGGTGCAAGCTGAGGGCTTTGATCTGCAACCGGCCAAGCCACCCACGCCGCTGCTCACCGTGGGAAACATCGACGGATCGATCTCCGCGGCCTGCCTGGCCTACCAGGACCTGGTCGGCGCGGTGGTCACTCGGCACCGGACTCTGGGCAAATACTTGGACGCGGTCAACTTCGGCGGCACCAATACCACTGCCGACCCGACCCAGGAGATGCCGCTCGACCGCTGGTACATCGAGCGCAAGGCGGCCGAGACGAACACCGCTGTTCAGTTCGAGCTGTCGAGCGCTTTGGATTTTGGAGGCGTGCAGCTGCCGCGCCGGGTGATCATCGCTAACCAGTGCCCCTGGACCTACCGCAGCGCAGAGTGTGGCTATACCGGCGGGCCGGTGGCGGACGCCGATGACAACGCTACATCGAGCAGCGACCAGGACGTGTGCGGCAAGCGCCTGACGTCCTGCAAGCTGCGCTTCGGTCAGAACAACCCGCTCCCCTACGGCGGCTTTCCGGCCGCTGCGCTCACCCGATGAACCCCGCCACGCTCGATGCCATCCGCGCGCACGCTGTGGCGGACTACCCGCGCGAGGCCTGCGGACTGGTCGCGGTCATGAAGGGCCGGGAGCGCTACATCCCGTGCCGCAACCTAGCCACCACGCCCAGCGAGCACTTCATCCTGTCGCCCGAGGACTACGCCCATGCCGAAGAACAGGGCGAGCTTGTCGCCGTGGTCCATTCGCATCCTGACGTGCCGGCTCGCCCTTCAGAGGCTGACCGGGTGGCGTGCGAGGCATCGGGCTTGCCGTGGGTGATCGTCGCGGTGGCGAAGGATGACGGCGGCCAGGTGGTAGCCGGCGAGCTGGTCGAAATCGCCCCCGAGCGCTACCAGGCGCCGCTGGTGGGCCGGCCGTTCGCCCATGGCGTGCTGGACTGCTATACCCTGGTGTGCGACTTCTACGCGCGCGAGCTGGACATTACACTGCCGGACTTTCAGCGCGAGGACGGCTGGTGGGACCGTGGCTTGAACCTGTACTTCGACAACTTCAAACAGGCCGACTGCGAACCGATCACCGGTCCGATGCGCCGAGGCGACATTATTCTCATGGCGATCCGGTCGCGCGTGGCCAACCACGCCGCAGTCTACCTAGGCGACGGCACGATGTTGCACCACCTCTACGGTCGGCTATCCTCTCGTGACGTCTACGGCGGCATGTGGGCCGAGAAGACGATGCTCGTGGTCCGACATAGGGGGATGGCATGAAAGCGTGGATGCTGGCGTGTGTGGTGGTGCTCGCGGTCTTTGGGGTAACGGCGCAGGAACTTAAGCTCGACCCCCAGAAAGTCGAAGTTTCGAAGTTCACGCCACAACCTCAGAGAGAAGCGCCGATCACGGATCGCGCCGAGTGTTCGTGCCAATCCCAGTGTGAAGCGATGTGGTCCGCCGTTCCGGAAGGACTAGAGTCCGCCACGCATATGCGCGTGCGCATTGCCTCAGACAGCTTTGTTGAAACCTACGCCCCCTATCGCGGGCAGGTGGGCGTGATGTCTGGTCGGGCGATGAAATCGCCCAACGGGCATGGTGGCTATCGTATCCGCGGTGATTTTTCATCCCGCTACGGTGGTCCCGATGACGAAAACAGTGCTGAGCGCCTCTTCTACTTGATAGTGAATGAGGCTGCAGTGGGCGTGAATTGTCCGGCCACACAGCCGAGCAAATGAATCACGAAAGCCAGTAACCCACCAAGCCCGCCAAGTGCGGGCTTTTTTGTGCCCGAAGGAAACCCATGCGAACCATCCGTTTGTACGGCGAGCTTGGCTCCAAGTTCGGTCGCGTGCATCGCGCCGCGCTTGACACAAACACACCGGCTGAGGCTGTGCGCTACATATGCAGCCAGTTCCCCGCAGCGAGCGCGTACTTCTATGGAGCGCAAGCCCGAGGCGTGGGCTTTGCCGTCTTTCGCGGCAAAGAGAACATCGGGGCTGAAAATCTGCACGAGCCGGTCGGCAACGACAACATCCGCATCGCGCCGATTCTCATGGGAAGCAAGAACGGCGGCGTATTCCAGATCGTCCTTGGCGTTGTTCTGATCGCGGCCGACACGTTCGTCTTTCACACCGGCTATCTCACCACCGTTGGCTACAGCATGGTCATCGGCGGCGTCGTCCAGCTCCTCACGCCCGTCCCCAAGGGCGGGAAAGGCCAAGACCGGCCCGAGAACGCCCCGAGCTACGTGTTTTCCGGCGCGGTCAACACCCAGGCGCAAGGCAACCCTGTGCCGCTGCTCTATGGCCGCATGATCGTCGGCTCGGCCGTCATCAGTGCCGGCATCAACGCCGAGGACTACGCCCCAGCGACAAGCGGCGTGGGCCCGGGCAATCCGCACTGGAACCCGAAGAACCCCTACGAGATCTTCGCATGAGCGTCCAGTTGATCCGAGGTGCAAAAGGCGGCTCCCAACAGCACACGCCCGTCGAGTCGCCGGACAACCTGCGCTCGATCGCCTATTTCCGGATCCTCGACCTCGTGAGCGAGGGTGAGATCGCCGGCCTGGTCAACGGGCAACAGTCGATATACCTCGACGAAACGCCGCTGGTGAACAGCGATGGCAGCGCCAACTTCCCCAAGGCACACATCGAGTCGCGCACCGGAACGCAGGACCAGGACGCCATCCCCGGGTTCGATTCGGTCGAGAACGAGATAAGCGTCGGCGTGGAGCTCAAGTCCACGGCCGCATGGGTGCAGTCGATCACCGACACCACGCTCTCGGCGGTACGCGTCACGATCGGATTGCCGGCGCTGTCCAAGGCGAACACTAGCAACGGCGACATCAACGGCTACACAATCGCCTACCAGATCGAAGTGTCGACCGATGGCGGCGCCTACGCGCTCGCCTACAGCGGTAACTTCACCGGCAAGACCACGAGCAAGTACCAGCGCTCGCACCGCATCGATCTTCCGGCGGCGACCAGCGGGTGGAACGTGCGCGTTACGCGCCTGACCGCCAACGCGAACAGCTCGTCCATCGCCGATACGACCACGATCGACAGCTATACGCAGATCGTTGACGCGAAGCTGCGCTATCCCAACAGCGCGCTGGTTGCACTCATGGGTGACGCCAGCCAGTTCAGCAACATCCCTCAGCGTGCCTACGACCTGTTTGGCCGCATCATTCAAGTGCCGAGCAACTACGACGTCACCACCCGGGCCTATACGGGCACGTGGGACGGCACGTTCAAGCCGTCGTGGACAGACAACCCGGCGTGGATCTTCTACGACCTGGTGACACATCCGCGCTACGGGCTCGGGCACCTGGTCGATGCCTCGATGATCGACAAGTGGGGCCTATACAAGATCGCGCAGTATTGCGACGGGCTGGTCAGCGACGGCAACGGCGGCCAAGAGCCGCGGCTGACCTGCAACGTGTTCCTGCAGACCCAGGCGGACGCCTACAAGCTCCTGAACGACCTGTCGACGGCCTTCCGCGGCATCAGCTATTGGGCGGGCGGCACGATCATGGCCAGTGCCGACATGCCCAGCGACCCGGTGTTCACATACACCGACGCCAACGTGATCGGTGGGCAGTTCAGCTATTCGGCAAGTGCGCGTAAGGCGCGCTTCACCACGGCCCTGGTCAGCTGGAACGATCCACGCAACTTCTACCGAACGAAGGTCGAGTACGTCGAGGATGCCGATGGCATCGCCCGTTATGGTGTTCAGCAGACCGCCGTGACGGCAGTTGGGTGTGCCTCGCAGGGCCAGGCGCAGCGGTTGGGCCGGTGGATGCTGCTCACCAGCCGCCTTGAAACGGACACGGTGACGTTCAAGGTTGGCCTCGATGGCGTCCTTGCCGCGCCGGGGCAGGTGATCCGCATTGCCGACTCGGCGCGCGCGGGCAGGCGGCAGGGCGGGCGCATCGTCGCCGCCACGACCACGACCGTCACGCTGGACAAGGTGCCCACGGTTGCCGCCGGCGACACGATTACCGTCGGCATGCCGAACGGCGTCAGCCAGACGCGCACGGTGCTTTCGGTTGGTGGCGCGACGGTAACCACCTCGACGGCGTTCACTGACGTGCCGGTAGCGGAGGCTGCATGGACGGTGGAGAGCGCCACGCTCGCCGCGCAGACTTTCCGCGTGCTGTCCGTCACAGAGGACAAGTCCGACGCCGAGATCAGCTTCACCGTCACGGCGCTTGCGCACAACGCCAGTAAGTTCGATGCGGTCGACAACGGAACGCTGATCCAGGTGCCGCCGATTTCGGCGCTCACGATCACGAACCAGGCCGGCCCGTCGGCTGTGAGCCTTGAATCGGCTGAGGTGGTCGACCCCGCGGCCACTACGCAATTGCTCACGATCGCATGGGCCGCGGTGCCGGGCGCGCTCGCCTACGAGGTCGAGTGGCGCAAGGACAACGGCGAGTGGAGCTCTCTGGGCACGCTGACCGGCCTTTCGGTCGACGTGCGCGGTGCTGGCGCAGGTGACTACGTGGCCCGGGTGCGCGCAAAGGGCACGGGACGGTCCTTCTCGCTCTACAGCTACAGCAACACCTTCACGCTGGGCGCGGCGACAACTCTGCCGACGACGGTCGCCGGTATCCAGGCCGAGGCCAACCAGGCTGCCACCGACGCTGCGGCGGCTAACGCGCAGCTGGCCAACATCGCCAGCGACAACATGCTGACGCCCGGCGAGAAGCCCGTGGTGATCCGCGATTACAACGTGATCACGACCGAGCAGCCCGGGATCGACGCGCAAGCGACCGCCTTCGGGATCACGACCGAGAAAGCCGCCTACGACGGCAAGATCACAGCGCTCACCGCCTACCTGGCAGGACTGAGCACGCCGGTTCATTGGGACGACATCAGCGGTAACACGACGATCGTCGGTGCAACCTTCCGGCAGGCGTTCGCGGATGTCTACACCACCCGGCAGACGTTGCTCAACGCGATCTATGCAGCGGCCAAGGCCAAGGCGGATGCGGCGCAAACGACGGCCAACACCGCGACCGGCCAAGTCTCCCAGCTGCCCGTCATCAACGGCGGCTTCGACATCGCGCCGACCGGCTACGGCTGGACGGCGGATGCCGGGTCCGGCTGGACGATCGATACCGCCGGCAACACGCCGGGCGTGGGTCCCAACTCGGCCATGCACGCCGCCGGGGCAGGGAGCGGCGCATACCGGAACGCTGGCTTGGCCGCATGCCTTCCGGGCCAGGTCTACAAGGCGCAGGGCCTCATCAAGGCAGTGGGTGCCAACGGCGCGTGCTGGGTCTACATCAGCTGGTGCAACGCTGCCGGCGTGGAGATCGGCAGCACGGCCGGCAACCAGGTCACCGGCACGACAACGACCGGCTCCTACGTGGTCGGCACAGCCCC